GATAGTAGTTTGCATGGTGCTACTACTATTTACAGGTTTCATGCAGGTAGTAGTCTTAAAGAGAATGGAGAGATAGTCTGGGCTGGTAATAGTTATCAAAGATTTCCAATAAAAGCAGAAGGTTTTGCTTTTAGAAAAGGACAGTTACCTAGACCTACATTAACTGTCAGCAATGCACTAGGAACTATCACAGCTATTTTACTTAATGTAAATACAACAACTGCTGGTAATGATCTTACTGGTGCAACTGTCACTCGTATAAGAACTCTTGCAAGATTTTTAGATGCCGTTAATTTTCCTGGAGATATAAATCCTTATGGAACACCAGATAGCACAGCAGAGTTTCCGCAGGAAATATATAAGATAGATAGAAAATCAGCAGAAAATAGAGAAGCTGTACAATTTGAATTAGCTTCTGTATTTGATCTTGCTGGTATTCGTGCTCCTAATAGACAATGCACTAGAGCCGAGTTTCCTTCTATTGGTACGATTGCAACATGAATTGGAAAGACGCTGCACTTAATCATGCCGAAACAGAAGATCCAAAAGAATCTGTTGGCCTTTTGTTAAATATTCGAGGAAAAGAAAGATATTATCCTTGTCGTAATCTTTCTATGACAGCACATCAATGTTTTATTCTTGACCCAGAAGATTATGTAAAAGCTACGAATGTAGGAGAAGTCACTGCTGTTGTTCATAGTCATCCGACAACACCTCCAGAAGCTAGTCAGGCAGATAAGGTTGCCTGTGAACAAAGTGGACTTCCATGGCACATTGTCAATCCTAAGACAAAAAAGTGGGGATATTATGAGCCACAAGGATATGAAGCACCTTTACTTGGTAGGCAATGGGTATGGGGTATTACAGATTGTTGGAGTCTGGTAAGAGATTATTACAAACAAGAAAAAGGAATAGAGTTGAAAGATTATGAAAGACCAATCACTCCAGAAAAGTTTATGAAAGATCCTTTATTTGAAAGTTATGCTTGGCGAACAGGATTTAGAGAATTAAGACCAGATGAAAAATTACAAACTGGAGATGTTTTATTGATGAGTATTTTAGATTCAACTTTAAATCATGTAGCTATTTTTCTTGGAGATGAGGTATTACATCATTTAACCGATAGACTATCTTGTAGAGAACCATATTCTCCGTGGTTGTTAAAATGTACAGGAAAGAGGTATCGTTATGCTTCGTAAAATAAAATTATATGGAGAACTTGCGGAATTTGTAGGTCATAAAGAATTTGAAGTAAAAGCAGATACTTTAGCTAGTGCAGTTAGTTTTTTAGTAAATAATTTTGAAGGAATAGATAAATTTATGAACCCTAAATATTATCAAGTAAAAGTTGGTAATTATGCGATAGATGAATCAGAAGTAAGCCATCCTATAGGTAAAGAAGATATACATTTTATACCTGTCATTACTGGTGCTGGTAGAGGTTTTGGAAAAATATTTTTAGGTGCTGCATTAATTGGTCTATCATTTTTATCTTTTGGAACTTCGGCAGGGATGGGTGTTGCTTTTTCTAAAGGACTTGCAAAAGTAGGTCTTATCCAAAAAGGCTTGTTTGGAGTAGGTGCAGCTTTAACTTTATCTGGTGTAAGTGATATATTGTTTCCATTGCCAAAGTTTGATGATTTTGATTCAGAACAAGATCCTAGATTATCATTTAGTTTTAATGGTATTCAACAAACAAACAGGGCTGGCACACCAGTACCAATAGTTTACGGAGAGATATTCACTGGATCGGTTGTAATCAGTGCTTCTGTAGATACTGAGCAGGTACAAGCATGACAGACATTAAACGTATTATTAGAGGTTCTAAAGGTGGAAATCCACCACCTCCAAAACCTACTAGAGAACCTGATACTCTTCATAGTAGACAATATGCAACTTTTTTAGATCTAATATCAGAGGGCGAAATAGAAGGTTTTGCTACCGCATCTAAAGAAGGTAGAACAAAAGGCACAACTGCATATAATAATGCTGCATTAAAAGATGTATTTTTAAACGATACTCCTGTTATAAGAGCTTCAGCAGATTCTACTAATATTCAAGATGTAGATAGAAACTTTCAAAATGTAACTTTCAATCCTAGATTTGGTACGGATAGTCAAACTGCTATACCCAATATAGATAGCAGTGTATCTACAACAAATGTTGGTGTAACAGTAACAAAAGCTATTCCTGTAACTAGGCAGATTACGAATACAAATGTTGATAAAGTAAGAGTATCTGTTACTTTTCCTCAACTACAAAAAGCAACTGATGATGGAGATTTGCTTGGTAGTGAAGTTACTTTATCAATAGCTGTTCAATATAACTCTGGTGGTTTTACTACTGTGATAACTGACACAATAAAAGGTAGGAGTGGAGATGCGTACCAAAGGGATTATGGTATAGAGCTTACAGGTGCATTTCCAGTAGATATTAGAGTAAGTAGAGACACAAATGATGCTACAGAAACTAATTTACAAGATACTTTTCAGTGGACAAGTTTTGGAGAAATTATTGAAGAATCTCGTACTTATAACAACAGTGCTTACACTGCCTTACGTTTGGATTCGATGCAGTTTAGTTCGATTCCAGATAGAAAATTTAGAATTAGAGGAATAAAAGTAAGAGTTCCAGGAGCAGGTGCTAATAGTTCTGGTACTCCAACTGTTGTTACGAGTCAAGCAGTTGCAGATTCTTTAGGACTTGGAACTGTAAGTAGTTTTGGTTTTATTCATTATCCAGACGGCTATATATTTAATGGAGTAATGGGAGCAGCTACTTGGTGCTCTGATCCTGCAATGGTGCTGCTTGATATTTTAACAACAAGCAGATATGGATTTGGAGATCATATAACAGATGCTTCACTTGATCTTTTTAGTTTTGTAAATGCAAGTAAATTTGCAAGCACTCTTGTAGATGATGGGCAAGGAGCACTTGAACCTAGATTTAGTTGCAATGTAAATATACAAAGTCCAAAAGAAGCGTTCCAATTAATAAATGATTTATCAGGTGTAATGAGATGTATGCCTATATGGTCTGCTGGTTCAATAACAATTACACAGGATAAACCTACAGATCCTAGCTATTTATTTAATTTATCTAATGTTACTGAAGAGGGTTTTTCATATTCTGGTAGCAGTTTAAAAACAAGACATAGTGTTGTATCTGTTTCATATTTCAACATGGATAGTCAAGAAGTTGATTTTGAAGTGGTTGGAGATAGCGATAATGCAACAGATGTAGCAAGAAGAGCAAAATTAGGTACTGTCATAAAACAAGTTAAAGCATTTGCTTGCACTTCAAGAGGTCAAGCCAAAAGACTAGGTAAAGCAATATTATTTGCTGAAGAAAACGAATCGGAAGTTGTTGCATTTGCAACTTCTATTGAATCTGGTGCGGTGGTAAGACCAGGTGCAATTATTGAAATTCAAGATCCAGTAAGAGCAGGAGTAAGAAGAGGTGGAAGATTAAAAAGTGCTGCTTCTACAACTGTTGTTACTGTTGACGATACTGCTGCTACAGATCTCGCTGTGGATGCAAGTGGCAACCCAACTGGAGATGCAAAAATATCTATCATTATGCCCGATGGAACGATGGAGGTAGGAGATATTTCTGCTGTGTCGGGAGCTAATATCACTGTTGATAGTGTTGTAAAAAATAATCCAGACGGAACTCAAACTACTCAATCCACTTTTACTTCCGTTCCAAATGCAAATACACCTTTTCTCATATCTAACGTCACTACTCAATCTCAACTATTTAGAGTAATAACAGTAGAAGAGCAAGATGGAATAAATTATGCAATTACAGCTTTATCTTATGTAGAAGGTAAGTACGCTTTTATTGAAGATGGTGAAGCATTACCAGCTAGGGTTGTTTCTAAATTAAACGAGCCAGCAGAACCTCCTTCTAATGTCAGTGCTGTTGAAAGAATATTTCCTATTAATAATCAAGCTGTATCGAAGATCATTATTAGTTGGCAACCTATAGTTGGTGTTACTGAATATCAGGTTAATTATAGATTTGGTAATGATAACTTTATCAGTGAAAGAGTAGCAAGACCTGATTTTGAAATAGTAAACAGTAGAAAAGGAACTTACACGATCCAAGTTTTTTCATATAATGTTCAAAATATTATTTCAGCTAGTTCAACAAATATTACATTTGAAGCGGTAGGAAAAACTGCTTTACCACAAAATGTTTCTAATTTACTTGTTGAACCAGTATCAGATCAATTTATAAGATTACGTTTTGATAAGGCTACAGATATTGATGTTACTCATGGTGGAAACGTAGTTGTTAGACATAGTAATATTAGCGATGGAACGGCTACATTTACAAACTCCACTGATGCTATCCCTGCTTTGCCAGGAAACGTGTCTGAAACATTAGTACCAGCAGTTAATGGAGAGTATATTCTTAAATTTAGAGATGATGGTGGAAGATTAAGTCCTGGAGAAACTTCAGTTATAGTTAATACTCCAGATCCATTTCCTAAATTAACTGTATTTACAGATAGAGAAGATACAGATTCTCCACCTTTTGCTGGCGAAAAAGTAGATTGTTTTTTCTCTGATGATGTTAATGGACTTGTTCTTGGATCTCTTGAACTATTAGATGGTGTAACAGATTTTGATGCTATCGCTGATTTTGACTTTCTTGGTGCTGTTGATATTACTGGTGGTCATTATGATTTCGCTTCCAAACTAGATTTAGGTGGTAAACAACCATTGAGATTAACTAGACATCTTGTAAGTCAAGGTTTTTATCCTAATGATTTAGTAGATAAACGAACTGCAAATATAGATACTTGGACAGATTTTGATGGTGCTACTGCATTTGATGTCAATGCAAAACTATTGGTAGCAACAACTGACAGCGATCCAGCTACATCTGATTCAGCAACCTATACACAATCTGGAACGACAATAACAGTAACAAAGACTAGCCATGGATTTGCCATTGGTACGTTTGTCGATATTGATTTTACAAGTGGTGGTGCAACTGATGGATATTTTGAGGTTCAATCAGTACCAACTGATAGCACATTTACTGTTACAGCATCATCTAGTGCAACAATATCAAGTAGCAACTGTACTCTTGGAGCAGGATTTACTAAATTCAGTACTTTTGTTAATGGAACATTTATTGGCAGAGGATTTAGATTTAGATGTGAAATGGATTCAGACGATCCAGCACAATCTATTGAAATAGATCAACTAGGTTACAATGCACAGCTTGAAAGTAGAACTGAAACAAGTCTTGGTAATGCAGGAGCTACTGGAGGATTAATTGCATCTGGAACGTCTACAAAGTCTGTTACTTTTACTAATAGTTTCTTTATAGGTCAAGCTGGTACAGATGTTGCAGCAGATAGTATAAAACCTTCTATTGGTATTACTATTGAAAATGCCCAGGCTGGAGACTTCTTTACAATTCCAAGTATTACATCAACAGGTTTCACTATTAATGTAAAAAATAGAGATACATCTGGAAATGAGACTTTTGTTAATAGAAATTTCAAATATGCTGCAACTGGATTTGGGCGTGGTAGTTAGAGTTGAATTAAGATATACTTAAATAAAAAATGGACTAAGCGATGTCTCAAGTACCTAATACCAGCCCTAGTAATGCAGATTATGATGTAGAAAATTCTACAGGAGCCAATGTCCGTGGAGATTTAAATAATATATTAGATGCGATATTAACAATGAATAGTGGTGCTGCCGAGCCAGCATATAGAAAAGCATATACATTCTGGGCAGATACAGGAAATAATTTATTAAAAATGCGTAATTCAGCAAATGATGGCTGGATTGATTTAAGAACGCTTACTGGTGGTATAACTTCTACTGCTGATGCAACAATAAATTCTCTTACTGTAGGAAAAGGTGCAAACTCTGTTTCTGGTAACACTGTTTTGGGAGAAGGTGCTTTAGACGCTTCTGTTACTGGTGCAAATAATACTGCTATCGGTAAAAGTGCTTTGACTACCAATACAAGTGGATTTAGAAATGTAGCTGTAGGTATGTTAGCTCTGCAACTAAATACAACTGGTGGAGATAACGTAGCTATTGGTGAACAAAGTATGGATGCCAATACTTCTGGGGATAATAATGTTGGTGTAGGTAGAAACGCTTTAGGTACTAATACAACTGCTAGTAATAATACTGCTCTTGGTCACCATGCTTTATTATTAAACACAACTGGAACAGAGAACGTAGCAGTAGGTGCTTTAGCATTAGATGCTAATACAACAGCTAATTCTAGTACAGCAGTTGGTTATCAAGCATTAACAGCAAATACAACTGGATTTGCTAATACTGCTGTAGGTCATAATGCTGCAGACGCTAATACAACAGGACAAAAAAACTGTGCTTTTGGAAGAAATGCACTTACCGCAAATACTACAGGCGATTTTAATACAGCATTAGGACAAGCTGCTTTACAAACAGCCACAACTGCAGATAATAACACTGGTATAGGAAATGATGCTTTAACATTTACAACAACTGGTGCAAATAACACTGCTATAGGAAATGCTGCATTACAACAAAACACAACTGGAAGTTTTAATGTAGCTGTTGGATCCAATACTTTAGATGCTAATACAACTGGAACTTTGAATGTGGCAGTTGGTATGCACGCTTTAGGTGGTAACACAACAGCAAGTAACAATACTGCTGTTGGTCATGATGCTTTAAAAGCAAACACAACTGGAACTCAGTGCGTAGCAGTGGGTTCTTTAGCTTTAGATGCTAATACTACTGCAAATAGTAATACTGGTATTGGGTATGCAGCTTTAAGTGCAGCCACAACAGGAGATGCCAATGTAGCAATAGGAAATAGCTCTTTGTTAGTTAATACAACAGGAACAAATAACGTGGCTTGCGGTACTGCTACCTTAATGGCAAACACAACAGCATCTAATAATACTGCAGTAGGCTATTTTGCATTACTTTCAAACACAACTGGACTTAATAACGTTGCAGTCGGTCAAAACTGCATGGATGCAAACACAACTGGTCAGGACAACGTAGCAGTGGGTAGAGCTTCTATGGGTGCGAACACTACAGCAAGTAACAATAGTGCTCTTGGTAACTACTCTTTATTAAATAATACAACTGGAGCTGGTAATTCTGCATTAGGACAGAGTGCATTAAAAAACACCACAACTGGTTCAAACAATACTGCTGTCGGATTTCAAGCCTTAAATGATAATACAACAGCATCAAATAACGTTGCCGTTGGTAAAGATGCTTTGTTGGTAAACACAACTGGAACGAACCTTGTAGCTATTGGAGTTAGTGCTTTAGATGCTAATACAACGGCTAATGATAATGTGGCAGTGGGAGTAAATGCTCTTACAGCTAATACGACAGGTAACGATAATGTTGCTTTAGGTCATAATTCATTAAGTGCAAATACAACATCAAATGATAATACTGGACTTGGTAATAAAGCTTTAGAGTCAAACACAACTGGTAGTAGCAACACAGCCGTAGGAAATATTCCTTTAAATTCAAACACTACTGGAATTGAAAATACAGCTGTAGGTTCTGAAGCTTTACTAAATAACACAACTGCTAATTACAATACTGCGATTGGTTATGGAGCAGGGAGAAATAATACAACTGGTGGGCCTTGGACTTTTGTTGGATTCCAAGCAGGGTTTAATAAAGGTGATGGTGGGTCAGGTGAAGGAACAGCAGTAGGTTATCAAGCTCTTTATGCTTCTGGCGGCCCTTTAAGAAATACGGCAGTTGGTTATCAAGCTTTGTATAACACTACTAATTTTGGTGATAGCAATACAGGAGTTGGTTATCAAGTTCTGCTTGCAAATACATCTGGTGAAGGTAATACAGCTATGGGTCAAAAATGTTTAGATTCTAATACAACTGGAGATGAAAATGCTGGATTTGGTTCAAATACTTTATCTGCTTGTACAACTGGTAGTAGTAACGCTGCGTTTGGTAGGGATTGTTTATCTGGTATAACTACTGGCGATGGTAATACAGGTGTGGGTCAAGGAGTTGGTATTTTTGTCACAACAGGAGGAAATAATCTTCTTTTAGGACTAGATGCCGGTAGATCTGGAGCACCTTCAGGAGCAATTACAACAGGTAGCAATAATGTTTGTTTAGGAAATAATAATATTAGTAATCTATTTTGTGCCGATACATCAATTTCTAGTTCTGACGCAAGGGATAAAACTGACGTAACAAGCTTTAATATTGGACTTGATTGGATTAATGCTCTGAGACCTGTTACCTATAGATGGGATAGAAGAACTTGGTATGGAACAGATGAACAACCTTATGGTACACCTGATGGGTCTAAAAAAAGACAAAGACTACATATTGGATTTTTAGCACAAGAGGCACTTGAAGTAGAGAAAGCAAATGGTTATGGTAATTCAAATGATGATTCGTTAATTTTAAATTTAACTGATGACGGAATGAGTTATGGTATGAAATACGAAAGACTTGTTCCAATACTTGTAAATGCTATAAAAGAATTATCAACTAGAGTCACAGCCCTCGAAGCAGGGTAAACTTAAAGTAACCTAATTTTTATTATGGAAGAAAGAACCGCAGATGAAATCGCAGCAATCTTTTCTGCTGCTGGTGATAGCGTAACTGTTATCGGTACGGCTCAAGAGTCAACTGAAACTGACGAAGAATTTAAGGCAAAAATTCAACGTAACGTAGCACATCTTGAAATTATCAAGGCTTACAAAAAACTTGATGAAACTACATCAATTTGGACATCTGAAGATTTTACAGCTATAGATGCTGCTATCACTGCTGGTAAAAAGCTTTACTAAATTATGAACCTTAAAGAAAAATTACAGCAACTTGCTATTGAAAGGCAAAACTTACAAATTGCTTTATATGAAGTTAGCGGTGCGATGAAGATTTTGGAGCAGCAGATTCTTGAAGCTGAACCCGAATCAAGCCAGCCATCAGATACAGAGGCATCAACCCCACAAGAAGCAACAGCACCATCAGAGTAAGTGGTGCTACCATTTTATTAAGAACTTCTTTGACCATGTTTCAAAAAATCGCAAACATTTTGAGTATTGTCTCATTTGTAATGGTAGCT